ATGTAACTGGGCAGAGTGGTGGGTGTCCAATAAGCTGTGTTGGAAATAGAGATGCCAATAGGCACTGCGGCCGCACTTCTGTAGTAGGAGGCACCGTTCTTGACCAGTACACCACTGCTGTAAGATACTGCATTGGTCCAAGTCAGTGCAGTAAATGATATAATGGTGCTTTCAGGACCATCACCATATAGATTGCAGTATGGCGGAATATTCAATGTGTCACTGATGACATATGTGCCACCAGGGAAATACAAACTGCGACGTATCTGTGTGTTAACATCACGGCAAAATAATTGATACAGAGCATTGTTGATGTTGGCAGTTACGTCTGTAACGCCATCGCCTGTGGCCCCAAAATCTGTAATAATTGCAATGCTGTCCAGTCTTGCCTGCAGACTTTGACTAATGGGTGTGCCGGCGCTGGTTCCAGTTTGTACAACATAACCAGCGGCTTGACCTTTGTAGGTATATGCTGTAGAGGCTGCAAGAACATCACTGAATTCAGTAAGTATCTCGGTATTACCCACCACTGGCGCACCATCTACCAGGGTGCCATTGCCAATAAAAAGTTGACGAGTGTCGGTACACCAACCCAGCTCTGCACCTGCCAAAGGTTGAGGTAAATCTTCTGCTAGACCCTTGCGTTGGGTGATCCTCGAGATCTGGACTATCGCCATTATGCTACTCCCTTATCAGACCAAACGCGGTTACCATTAATTAGTTTCCAGGTTTTTCCTTTGCATGCAATATTTGCATGTCCCAGTTTTCTTTTGTTTATATAAGGCTCTAATTTTGGCATATCTGATCTCCGAATTCTCCAACCTTTGGTTTGTTTTAAAAACAAACGATTAGTTGGAGTGTTTAATGCAGTTGGCATTGATTTGTCAACATTGTGTTCTTCGCACCATTTTGAAATGTTAGCAACATACACTTCTTCAGGGTTGTCAATTCTGCTAATATACCAGCCTTTTGCACGACTTTGTGCTTGTTTATCGTGCCAACGTTTTTTATCAATGGACGAAAGCTGACTAAACCATCTCTTGCATCCATTAAATTTATCCCCTGGGCCGCCATCACCACCATTTGCAACATTATAACTTTGTGGATTATTGACAGCGTTAGTATATGCTATCCATGCAATTTCTGCTTGATTGAGATGGTCGATTGAATCGCAGGTCTCTAAAACAAACTTCTTAAAATTATGTTTACCATACTTTTTTATTGCTTTTTTTAAAAAAGTTCCAGAACCAAAGTAATTGGTAGAGCTATTTTTATCTCTACCAATGTACCATTTTTTATTAACACTATTAACTGTAAGGTAAATCTGCATCCTGTATTTAGCGTGTCAAATAGTATAGCTCCACTCGTTTCATCCACTCATTGGCCCAATGCGCAAATTCATCGGGCAAAACTTCAAATTCAAAATATTCTGGGGTAGAATAAGTACCATCTTCCAGCAACTTGGGCTGGCAAGCCATTAAAATAACACCCTGATCAATGGTGGTTCCATGCATTTCGTTGTGCGCAGCGGCATAGGCCGCAAGTTGCAAGAAATAATCATCAATCCATTCGCGCTTTTTGGGACGATTGGTCTGCTTGAAGTCCATGATTGCAGGACGTCCTTTCCATAGCCCAATGCAGTCTGTTGTGCCTGCATAAAGTCCCGAATAATATAGCGGAACTTCAACCCCCCAAAATTCGTCTACATTGCTTAGTCCTTTGAGAATGACTTCTGCAGCCATGAACCAACTGGGGTGAGCAAATGGATTTGATGGCAAAGGTTTCATGTCCTGTTGCAAAACATAGTGCTCCAAGTAGGCGTGCATCCTTGTGCCACGATTGGCAGCTTCTGTGGTGATTTCCTGTGCTTTGGCTTCGCCCACACGCTTTTTCCAGTTGGCCAAAGCTTCCACCTTTTCCTTGGGTTTGGTTTTGTCAAGAATGGTTGTGACGCTGGGCACCTTGCTACCATCAGGCAAACAATAATGGCGTTTGCCATCAACAGTGGTGCGGTCAAGAGGTGCGTAATTGTAACGTTGAATGATCATAATTTGTTTACTGTGATGCCTGATTTTTGCAAGAATTCAATGCCCGAGTTGTCTCTGTATGCTTGACCAAAATACACTCGACGAATTCCTGATTGATAGATCAGTTTTGCACAATCCAAACAGGGAGCATGAGTAATAAAGATATCAGCATCCAGGCCACTGTTAGTAGATTTCGCCAGTTTTGCAATAGAATTTGATTCAGCATGAAGAACCTCGAGTTTGGTTTTTAGTCCCGCAGTTCCGTCTTGTTGGTAAACTTCGTCTTCGCAGTTGTTGTCCCAACCTGCGGGCATGCCGTTGTAGCCATAGCTGATCACAGTATCGTCTTTGACAATTACTGCGCCCACCTGCAGGCGTCGAGCATGACTGAGTTCAGCAGCTCGCCGAGCCCAGTCCATGTATAGGTCAATGTATTTTTGTTTCAAACTCTAAAACTTTCTCCGCAGCCACAACGGTCACGTTCATTAGGATTGCGGAATTCAAAACCTTCGTTGAGACCCTGACGCACATAATCCACAATCATACCTTGCAAATAAACATCGTGCCGTTGATCCACTATAACAATAAATTCGGGTTGCGCATAGTTGATGCTGCCATCTTGGGGTGTGTATTTGTTCACGTATTCTAACACATAAGCCAGGCCAGAGCAACCAGTGGTTTTTACGCCAAGCCGAATTCCTGCATAGCCTTTGGCTGTGACTAGTTTTTGGATTTTGTTTCGTGCTGTGTCAGTGAACGAGATCATGCTTTTTGCGATAGTCTTCTACCGCGGCTTTGATCGCGTCTTCGGCCAAGATTGAACAATGGATTTTGACTGGCGGGAGGGCGAGCTCTTCAGCAATCTCTGAATTCTTAATTGATTGTGCGGCGTCGAGCGACATTCCTTTGACCATTTCGGTAATAAGCGAGCTTGAGGCAATCGCCGAGCCGCAACCGTAAGTCTTAAATTTTGCGTCGGTAATAATGCCGTTTTCCACTTTGATTTGCAGTTTCATTACATCGCCGCAAGCAGGTGCACCAACCATGCCAGTACCAATGGTGTCATCTATTTCAAATTTACCCACATTGCGTGGATTTTCATAGTGATCAATTACCTTGTCTGAGTAGGCCATATAGAATTACAATCAATCAAAAGTTTGGCTAAACAGTCGACCTCGATATCTAAAAGTCACTGTTTCTCCTCGTTGTGTCATAACTGGTACAGATTCGCACACAGTACGGTAGCTGATTCCGCCGGGCTGTGATTCACCACGGCCGGCTTGATAACCCACTACACCGCCCACCACTGTGGCAATGTCGCGCCCAGAACCGCCACCAATTTGGTTGCCAATTGCAGCACCTGCAATGGCTCCTAATACACCACCTGCTGTATTGCCCGAAGTGGCAGGAGTTTGAACAGCCACTTCGCGACATTGTTGTTGATATGTGGTGATCATGCGTGGTTCAACTCTCACAATCTCCACAGTGCCGAAGTTGTTGTATTGAGCCATTGCTGTTGGAGCGGCTGCAAACAGTGCCAACAAAATTGCCAAACGTGCCATAAGGTTCTCCTAGAGTTTAGTTTACAGACTATACACTATTTAACGTTTTAGGTCAACCTAAAGTTGACTGTATTGGTTAGACCCCGCGGTCTTTTTTGGCTGCTGATTTGGCTGCCGCAGCCACAATATCTTGTGCTCGATTTACAGGCATGCCAACATCTGGTTGTCCAGCACCTTTGAACATCAACATACCTGTGTTTGGATCCAGGGGTTCTAACAAGTTGCTGAGTGGTGGTTGGCTCACAACATCAGCTAGATTTTGGGGAGTAATGTTAATGTCCAAATCATTGGCCAGTTTGATAAATGCATCCTGGCTGATTTCTTTCTTGGCATTGGTGTTGTTGGCTCGACCATTGAGGAACTGTACCAACCCTGACAGTTGTTCTGGGTCAGGAGTTGGTGCTAGTCCAGCATCAACTTCAAATATTTTCATTATCTCTTGGCTCGACCTAGTGCAGCAGCAGGAGCTTCTGCGCCGGCTTCAGCAGCGGCTGTATCTAAAGCAGCATCGGCACCCATGTCAGCACCAGCAGCGCCAGCAGCAGCCATGTCACCAGCAGCAGCATTCATATCAGCAGCACCAGCAGCAATATCAGCACCCATTGCGCCAGCAGCGGCAGCGCCACTTGGT